TTTTTTTAGATCTAACTACAAACGTCACACAAACTTTGCCCAAACTGTCGAAAGACAAACTATCCAGGGCAACCCCGCTACCGGTGGTATGTCTACCATCAGGTTCGAGCGTAAAGGTGATATGCTCGGCTACGTCTATCTCGCCAATAGATCAGGTGATCTTACGGATTGGACCGCGGATGTTTCCAAGGTTGAACTTTTGATCGGTGGTCAAGTCATCGACACACAAGATGGTGCTTTTATTAATACTCTCGCACCAGTTTCTATGAATCAATCGTATTCGAAATCGACGTGGGCACTCGCGGCTGATAAGTTTTACCCACTCAGGTTTTCGTTTTGCGAAAACGCCCAATCCGCACTCCCATTGGTCGCGCTCCAATACCACGATGTTGAATTGAGAATTACGTGGGGAACATTAGCAAGCGGTAAAGAAGACTTGGAAGTGTACGCCCAATTCATCCACCTCGATACGGATGAACGTACAACCTTGTCCTCTACGCCACAAAACATGATCGTCACACAAACACAAAAGGCCATTGCATCCAATGGTAAAGTCCAAGAACTTAACTTTAACCACCCAATGAAGTATTTGATTGCAAAAAAATCAACCAACTTTGACGGTGTTACCACTAACCTTACCAAACTCAAACTCCAAATCAATGGTACAGATGTTACAGATGCCCAAAATTACGAACCACACTTCTCCACGGCTCCAATCTACTACCATACTCAATCGTCCACGGTTGACGCTGGTACCTTGTTGGTTCCATTCTGTCTCGACACAACGAAGATTCAACCAACGGGTTCGCTCAATTTCAGTAGACTCGATTCCGCGAGACTCGTTTCTGACAATTTGCCCTTTACAGAAGACATCTACGGTATTAACTACAACATCCTCCGTATCGAAAACGGTATGGGTGGTTTGATGTACTCGAACTAATTTAATTTAGCCACTTATTATAAATGTTCTGGCAATTAGTTTTTTTACTAGCTTTCATTTTTATTATTACATACGATCCTAAATCCGGAACTTTGAATCATCTCATCGACTCTAAACACGAACAACCCGTACAAAATGCGGAGTGTAAAGATGGCCATTACCAGGAGATTCAATTTGCTCAACAGGGATACGAGTGTCCAAAAGAAAACAATGTACACATGGGTGCGATTATACGAACTTAAAAACATGAAGTTTTAGTTTAGTATACTTACTATGTTTACGTTCGATCGTGAAACTGCCATAATTGTTGCTATTATAATGTGTATCGCAGCGTCTATTTATATGTATAAAGAGCTCAAAATGACCAGGGAAGAAATGGAAAGTGTTAAGGGAATGAATGGTAAAATATCTTCATTTTTGTCCCAAATAACACCTGTCAGAATCCCAGGACCAGCCCAAAAAAATGAACAATGTTTTAAAAAAGATACGACAAAAGAAACCCAAGTCGACGAAGATTTTGAAGAAAATCAAGATAGCGAAGAAGAATCTTCAGAATAATCATCTCGCTCAATTATAACTTGCAATCGCGCAATGAAAAAGTACAAGGCTATAGCTATACCCGTAACATTTACGGGTCATAAACCGAAGTTCCTCACTGTCCGAGACCGACGATTCAAAGATTGGATTTTCGTTACCGGAGGGTGCAGAAGAAAAGAAATACCTAATCCTATTAGGTGTGCCTTACGAGAATTAGATGAGGAAACGAGAGGGGTCGTAAATCTAAAAAAAGGTGAATATACAGACTTCAAGTTTGTAGTAAAAGAAAGTCCAGATGTGGAATTAGAATATAACGTGTTCATATTTTTCGTAAATTATACACAACAAGAACAAAACGAACTCATTAAGAAGTTTAACGACGAAAAACAAAAAACAAATTTAAAAAAAATACAAAAATTACCCATTAAAAGAACCCATGATGAAAACGATTTCATGAATTTTGAAACCTTATCAGAATTTAACACGAAAAAACAGTGGGATCGTATAGTTAAAAACGTACTCAATAACCCAGAATTTTACGCGTGTGTAACTTCTGTTAATAGAAAAACCTTCTCTATTAAATAATGAAGTCCAAATCTTATATACTATCTCAAATACAGGAATTACTCGTCGAAAGACACGGGTATACACAGGATAAAGCAGAAAGGTACGCAGAATTACACAAAGACGATAAAGTTTATGAACTTCTCGTTTTGAAAAAATCTTTATCAGAACAGGAACAGTATCCAGAAATCTCGTTTAGAAAAACACTTTGGCGTCATCACTACGATAGTGAATGAATATAAAAAAATAAAACCAATACCTTATAAGTATATACCATGTTTAAACAATGGTGTAGAGAACAGGGGTTCTTAAACAACTCCAATGTATCACATGTGCTCATGGACGGTGGTGTCCTTTCCGTGCCATTTGATAGATTGAATGATTTTTATGAAAAATGTGTAGAAGTATATAATTTAGGTGAAAAGATTTTTGTTGTTGAACAGAAAACAGAAAATTATAACTTTTTTATAGATCTCGATTATAAAGATGAAACTGAATTAACCGTTAATCAGATAGAAAGTATATGTAAAATTATTTGTGATAAAGTTAGCAAGTTTAAAGGTGCAGGAAATGCCTTAATATCTATAGCAGAACCAAAACAAGCTTCGCATAATTTAATTAAAACAGGTATTCATATAAACTGGGAAGGTTTTATAGTAAATAGATCTTCAGCAATAGCTATACGAGAACACGTCATAGATACTCTAAATTTAGTATACGGTTCAGTAAAATGGGAAGACGTTGTTGATTCGGCCGTATATGGCAGTTCCGATAGAAAAACAAAAGGAAGTGGTTTTCGTATGCCTTTTTCACATAAACGTGCTAAACATGAAAAGTGTTCTGGTCAAGGGTGTAAAGAATGTAATAACACAGGGAAAGTTGTTCAAGGTGAATACTTACCGTATTTCATTTATAAAGGTGGTAAAGGTCCTTTCACTTTACTCGAAACTATATTACCACACCCAGATGTTAAACTTTTGCACATGGCAACTATACGTAGCCAAAGTACAGAACCAAATATTATAGAAGGAAAAACGGTCTTTCAAACAAATGAAGAATCTTTTACACAAATGGATATAAAAAACGAATTCAAAGACCAGGAAGTTATGTGTCTTTTACAAAACTTTATAAACAAACACCTCGAAGGGCAAACAACTTCGCGTATCACGAAAATGTTTGAATGTAATAATCAGTTTCTAGTTTCAACAAATTCTTTCTATTGTGAAAATAAAAAATGTAACCATAATTCTAATCACGTATGGTTCCATATATTGGGAGAAACAATTGCACAGAAGTGTTTTTCGACTACTGACATAATGAGACATTATGGATTTTGTAAAGATTTTACAGGTAAAAGACATCAATTACCACCTAAAATTGTAGATATTTTATACAAAGATGGTACCGTTAAGAAATATGTATCACCTAATAAATCTTTTTTCAAAAAGAAAAGTGATAACGAAAACACTCATATAGATAGTAGCATAAATACTATACTCCTAGAGTTTATAAATAAACATATGACAAAAAATGACGTTACATTTAATGTAAAAAGTATAGAATTAAGTAAACCTAAATCTAAATCTAAAGAGTATTTAGTACACACAACGTATACGTGTAGTGAATGTAACACCAACAATACAGATTTTAAAATAACAAAAAATAAAATTCAACAAGTTTGTAAATGTACCACCCGCGAACATTTTCTTCCGGAAAAAATAGTATCTAAATTATAGATACGTAATGATAGCTATAGTAGTTCTAGCTATTGTAATATACTTTGCATCTTCTTTAATTGAAAAAGATAACGATAGCAATATCATATCAGAAATAAATAAACTCATAAGACAATCCTATAAATATTCAGGGTTAAATAAAGATATACATAATGAATTTGTTGAAAATATCAAATTAGCACTCGAATACAGGACAACTACCGAATTATCAAGAAGATATTTAAACAGGGCGTTAGAAAATTTAAACGAAATATCACTCAGTTCTATGTCAGGTGATACGGACGAATTAGAGAATATAGATACTATTAATAGTGATTTAAGAACGTTATTTGAGTATTTGTATGACGTTATAGAACAAAGAGAAAGTGAGTAAAATAGTTAAAGGAAATGTCTGTATAATAATTATACTATGGTTGTAAGCACGAGAACAAGATCAGGAAGAGTTTCTAAAGTGCCAGAACGATTAGAATTATTTGAAGAAGTTGAAGACGATTTTAGGGACGACGAATACGATTCAGACGTGGATTTATTACAATCGGATGATGAAGATTTTTGTACAGACGATGAAGAAAATGACTCCGAATATGAAACCGATCCGGATGAAGATGAAAATGGAAACTTGAAAGGGTTTATTGTTGACGATACAGACGAAGATGAAGAATATTCCGAAGAGGAAGAGGAGGAAGAAGATGAGTAATAATGAGCTTAAAAAAATAGATACTTTTTTTATATATGGAAGCTGAAGTTGGTACACCTATTGAGTATAACCCAGACGAATTCATAAATAAAAACAGTGATGAAATAGACGAACATAATGACGAACATATTCGTAATGAAACCTATTACGACCACGTACAACCACCACCTGTATATTATAACCACCCGCCTTTACAAACACCGGATAAAAACGATATATTTTCAAACTTAGATAAAACAGGGTACATTATTATTTTTGTAGCATTCTTATTAGGATTTTTTATGGGAAAAACCATGCAACCCGTTATTC